TTCCTGCGCGATAAATCCGGTGTGTCGTCTTCCGCTGGTGCGCCGCTTGCGCAGGAATGAGCACGGCTTGAGCTTGCGGTAAAAATCCTCGTAGGTATCCAGATCATAGCGGATGTCTTCCTTGACGCGGCGGTCAGACTCGATGTAAATGTCCTCAGAGGCGAAAATGTTGCTTTTGGAAACACCGATGTAATAGTCATCAGAACCATATGCGAGTTTTGCGCCGCCGTTAGTGCAGATGCACTGTCCGGTGTCGTAATCTTCCATTACTCCTACTCCGGTATCGGAATTTCCTGAACAATAACCGATGAATCCGCCTGATGTGCCGCCTCTTCTTTTGAGGACTTTCATTTCTCCATACAGTTCGACGTAATCGACATCAATCAACCCGGTATCTATACAGCCACCGTCTATAGATGTTCTTCCATTTGCAAGACTTTTTTTGGTGGGGTAATAATCAAGTTCATCGCTCAGGTCGTTGAATGTTACAAGACCAGTGAAATCAAATCCGTCTACGGTCTGTTTTAGACTTGTATATTTCCCGTCAAGGTCTGAAACAGATATTTCAAGACTGTTCGCGGTTTGCTTGATGGTTGATATATTATTTTCTGCACTCGAAACTCTGGAAGTAAGGCTGGTTGCGGTCTGTTGTAAGGTTGATATGTTGGCCTTTGCGTCTCCAATCTGGCTTGTAAGGCTGCTTGCGGTTTGCTGCAACACAGAAATATCTCCCTCAGAATTCAGGATTCTACTGTCAAGAGAGTCGGCGGTTAATTTGAGGGAAGCTATATCGCCCTCTGCCGTGGTAATGCTAGCCGCAAGACCTTGCGCCGTAAGCTGCAAAGAAGCAATGTTGTCCTCGTTGTCCTTGACCTGTGCGGCGATTCCTGTTGCGTCAATGACAATGTTTGTAATGTTTCCCTCTGCGTCTGTCAGCCTCTTCTTGATATCTTCCAGTTCCGGCACGTTGTCCTCGTCAAGATTGGAGAAGAGAAACATCATCTGTTCGGACAGATTGAACGTGTAGTTCCGCAAATCCTTTACGGTTTTCGGAATGTCGTTTTCCCTGTACTTGGGAACAGCGTCATTTTGAAACGTAGCCATTACAGATCACTTCCTTCTCTGGTTTTGCGCACGATGGAGCGGATGACCACTTTACCGTGCCCGGACAGCCTGATAGAGAAATACATGCACCTTACAGGGATGATGGGAATTCTTCTGTGCCCCGGCTCCCTATGGTGGGAAACGGCTTTCCACTCTCCGCCGTCCGTCTGCATCTCAACAAGGATATCGGAACCCGGTTCCATGTCTGCCAGCACATACAGGCGGGAAATAATCTTTTTCTCGCCGTATACTTCCTCGAACTTTCCAAACTGTACAGACCATTCAACCGGCTCTTCTCCGCCATTGACCGTCCATACATCATTGCCGGAGAGGAAATACAACTCACCAAGATATGGAGAGAACTCAGTTACCAGCGTGTCATCCTCTCGCATCCATACGCCAAGGGACGTATCATAGACGAAAATGTTTGCAATCCCGTCTTTCTTTGCACTCAGGTATAGGCGGTCGCCAATGTACCCGGCTGCGGCATCGGAAAGACCACCACCAAGAGGCTCGGAAATCATATCAGGGATACCGCCTTGATACGCCATCACACCGGAGCGGGACAAATAGAACAAGGTTTCGTTGAGATTTACGATGGACTTTTCACAGCCGGTTTGCACACCGTCAAGGTTCACCGTTTGAATCTGGAAGTTTGTAGGCTTCTGACCGTAAACCTTGTGCATGGTGTGCTCCTTGAAAGCTACAATGTGACTTCCATAGGCGGCAATGCCAGTCCACGCGCCATCAGTACCGACAGCAGATTCCCAGCTATCAGTCGAAAGCTGTGCAAACACATTCCAGTTGAGCGGATCACCTAACTTTGTACAAGCGATTGTATTGTCATACACGCCCCAAAGTCTATTATCCTTTTGGCACACAAATTCAAGTTCGGGCGCCTTTCTTTCAAGGGTAATATTGGTTTCTTCCCACCCGTCCTCCGGCTGTTCGTCTCCCGGTTCGCCGTGTTGGAATGTGTCACGCAGTACGGTAATCTTGTTGCCATCTACTTCCTCGATAACTACAAAGCGGTTGTTTTGTTCCTCTTTGCAGCCGGTAATCTGTACGCCGTCTCCCTTCTTAAACTTGACCTCACTGTCAAGCGTCAACGTGGAGTTGGTGAAAGTAGCGGTCGCAGAGGTTTGTGTGATATCCATTTCAAGGAATTCATCAGACGCGGTATCAAAGTACACTTTGTCAGGCCATACAAGCACCTTTGTCTGCATTGCGACAATCTGTTTCTTTCCGGCTGTGACTGTGCCTTTTTTGACTCCATCCACCAGAAAACTTGTGCCGTCAACGACAATCATCTTGTCTCCTTTGTGGAATAGCGCAGTCGGGGAAGTAAAAGACTGCACCAGTTTTCTCGGCTGTCTCGGTGTAATACACGGGAAAGCATCGTGTGAAAGATTGAGCATCTCGCGGGAAGCGCCGTCAGAAATTCTCGCTCGGCTATCATATCCCGTAAACTGGTATATGGCCTGTCTTTCCTGCGCATACGGCGTGAGATATGGCATGTCAAACAATGTTCCATCCCTCCAAGCCGTTCACTTGGTCACCCTGCGGCGGAAGATTATTCCGACGATACCAAGCCGCGTATTCTGTATACTGAGAGTTATATACAATTACATCGGCGTTGTATCGGTCAATCTCCCCGTCTGCAAGGTCGATCTGAGACATAATCCACTGTTCATACAGTGCGGCATACTGAATCGGGACGGATAACTGGGAATCCATCGTTAATTCCATAGGCGGCTCTGCGTGCTGTACTTCGTCGCAGATCATGGTTTCCAGTCTCAATAGACTATTGAGCAACCACGTTTCGTCTTGCTGGTGAGGGCGTACCTCGTTTACCCTCTGGAAAATGTCGTAAGGAGTCATTGTCTGCCCTCCTGTCATAAGAAAAGGGGCGGGGATGTCCCGCCCCTTGGGGTTTTACTTTGCGTTTTCCGCATCAAACGCAGCAGCTTTTTCAAGCATCTGCTCCCTGTGTTCCAGAATTTCTGCGACGCCATTCGGCACTCTAACGCGCTGATTCACCGGAACGAGATAGCGATAGCCGTTGTGCGTGACCGGAATTGGGGTCTTGTCCTTCATGTTTGCGCCGGGGACGAAGACCTCAACCATGTCCTTTGCCGCATTTCCCTTCTCATCCATTGATGTTCCTCCTTAGTTTGCAACGTGATCGTTGAAGCTGGACGCGGTCTCAATACGAACCATAGCGTCCTGATTCAGAATGATCGCGGTCTGGGTCGCCTTCCAGCCGACGGTCGAGCGCTGGTCAAGCGGGTCAGCAGTACCGGCAGAACCCTTGTTCTTGACCAGAATTTCCATGTTCGCGCCCTCTACATCCACAACGCCGTAAGCGCCAGCGCCGATCAGCAGCGTGGAGTATACGTCCTGCTTCTGGGAGTCGCCTTCATTGTTCGCACCAGACTTGATAAACTTCTCGGCCTCGGTGGACTCGACGAAGCGAACACCAGCGATGCGTCCGATCTCGCCGCGGTACCAGTCCTCCGGATCGTACACCTTGACCGCCTCCCACTTGGGATCGCTGGTCAGGTCGTAGGCGACATCCGGGTGGATGATCGCAACGTAATAGCCATCCTCGCGCGGCTCTGCGTTTGCGTTTTTGAGGGTACGCACAGCGCGGCGGATGCAGTCGACCGTCATCTTGTTGTCTCCTGTCAGCGCGTCACGGCTTGCAACCGAGCCATCAAAATACTGGACATTGGTTCCGGCGTTCAGCACGGTGCGGACTACGGTGTCCATCGTCATGCCGCCCTGCTTGCCGATCTTGCGGGTGGCCTCCACGATGACGTTGTCGATCGCGGACAGTTCAAGCACGTCGGTCAGGGTCACATAGTCGCCGTACTGCCCGACCGTCGCCTCGATCTTGTTGACCGCCATCTTCTTACCGTCTGGGGTCACACCCTCAGTCAGCTTGGTAAGATTCTTCGGCAGATCATCGAACTTGCGGAACTCAATGGTACGGCCGCCGTTCTTCGGGATAGGATACTTCTCACCGAACTGATGATGTACGAGATTCGGCTCTGCCGACTGCAAGAGCATCTTCTCGTAGAAGGTTTTCATTTCGTCGGTCAGGTCGGTGGTGGTCATCTGGGCTGCGAAAAGCTGAAGATTTACGCTCTTGATATCAAACATTTGGTTTTCCTCCGTTTAAGTGAACGTGATACGCTCCCCCCGTCTTGCGCGGTCTGCATATTCCCGCATCTGCTTCGGGGTCAGCTTGCTTACATCTACCTTGCCCGGATTTGCAACGCCTTCGCCGGTTCCGCCGCTTTCAGACGGACGGCTTCCATTTGCCTTTACAGTCGATGCAACACGCTCGGCTTCTCGCTGTGCGGCCTGCTGCGCGGCGCGTGAGATCAGCTCCTGCGCGTGTACCGCCTGGTACGCAGCTTTCAGGGACATTCTGGGCTGACCGTTCCTGCCGACCGCCACGAGTGAGCGGAAATTTTCGTCGTTCATCTCGGCTTCGAGGTCAAATTCCGGGTATTCGGCTCTGAGCTGTTCAGCTTCCTCCCGCCATGCCATAACCTGCCGCTGCGCCTGCATGTGCGCCTCGTACTCTGCGGCCTGTCTCTCAAACTGACGCTGACGCAGGATGAGGTTCTGCCGCTCCTGATACTGCTGAACGGTCAGTCCTTCACGGTCTGCCGCCTGCTCCCAGTATTCGGCATCGCTGTCGATTGCGCTTTTGAGTGCGGAAAAATCGCCGTCATTTACACCGTATCGTGCGAATAGCGGGGCTAATACCTCATTCATCGCCGAAATATGGTTTGTCATGCGGGTTTCGTTTGCCTTGGCAGATTTCAGACGCTTCTTGACAATGTCCTGCACACGCTGGTCATCCAGGTCTTTGTACTTGGCAAGCATTTCCTGGTATTGTGCGTTTCTGTCCGGGGTGTTCTCAGTGGCGTGCTGAGTGTTTTCGCCGTTTTCCTGCTGGCTGGTGGCAGGGGATTCAGCCGGGGCACCTTCTGCGGCTGCCGGTGCGCTGCTTGCGCCGCCGTCTCCGTCGAATAAGTGCAGATTGGTTTTGAAAATATCGAACATTTCTGTTCCTTTCTGCGGTTTACCGCGATCTTTGTATGTATGATAAAGCGTTCGCCCTGTCATCGAACCGAACGTGATCGGGATAGGTCTTAGCGAGCTGCGCCAAGCCTACCGCAGCCATACGCAAATAGTCCCGCTCGGTCTGGCTGTATTTGGAAAAGGCAATGACAGCGCCGCCAGGCCGCATCCTGCATCTGTTGGACGGAATGAGATTGCAAACTGAACTTGTAAGGATCGAGACAGCCGAACATACGATATCCGTCCCATTGGGCGCATAGTCCGCGTGCCCAGAAAGCCGCAGGACGATCAGCCGCCCGGTATCCCGTGTGCTTGCCTTAATCACTGACGCTCGCCCTTGCCCTTTCCTGCACTCTCTGTGCGTATGGTGTCACCGCTTCTGTCATTGCGTTCTGTGCAGCCTTGCCAATGGTTCTGCCGCCGCCCTCCCCGGGCTGTCCGCTCTCTGTGCCTGCGGCGACGCCCTGCACCAGCGCCATGAGATCTTGTCCGGTCTGCTGATACACAACCGCCGCCATCTTTTGCATCAGCGCCTGCATCTGCTGCACCTGGCTGTACAGCGTGCCGTTCTGCTGCACGGTCTGTACGACCTGCTGCTTGCCCTCAAATTCCATCATCTGCAGCATGGCAAGCGCCTGGTCGGAATTCTGCGGCAGGAATGCGCCGAGCTGGTAGAGTTCTTTCGCCGTCTCGTTCTGGCTCAATTGGCTGTATGGGTTGGACTTCTGCGCCTTGACTCTTACGTCGAAAATGGGCTTGCGGTATGCCTTGCGGTATCCGTCCATCATCTCCTGCTGCGGGAACGACGGTGGGATCGCCTGCGGTGTGATTCGTTCATTGGAGTATTTGACAAACTCCGCCGAACCGTTTGGCTGCGTGATGCGGAATTCCCGTTCGACCGTGTAGAACTGCCGGATCAGCT